ACCAGCAGGGGAGAACTGATGTGCTCTCAGCAACTACGGAGTTGCCAAACTGATAATCGCTTATCAGTTACTCGCTAATGAGTTCCCAGAACTCATCAAACGACTTCGCCTTGTTCCACGCATTATGCGCAGAACGCTTCGTCAAAGCAACAGCGTTGCTAGAACGCTTCTTGCCTTGCTTGCGCTGACCGTTGCCTTTGGCAAACGCCAACAGAGCACCGATTTCACGGCTCTCATACACAGCGTCATACGCCGAAACGATAGCCGAACGAGTGTCGTACTTCTTGGCGAGACGCACAACAGCACCGACATACAGACGAATGGTCGTCTCAGTCTGAGTGAGCGTGTTCTTGCCAGAACGAGCAGAGTCCCACACGGCACTCTTGGCGTAGAGCGACGCATTACCACCACACTTCTTGACGCACTCCAAACCGGCGTCCAACCATGCGTCAAACGCCAAGGCTTCACCCTTGGCAATAGCACGGTCAAACACACCGAACGATGTGCGAACCAACTTCGGTGGGTACTTCATGTTCTTATTGCGCTTCATTTGTTGTCTCCCTTTCACGGAGTTATTCGTTTATTGACTGTGTACGACAGCCAGCGTGGACTGAATAGCCCCAGATGAAACTGATAAACGGTTATCAGTTTCACCAAGCGTCATTCACTCCGAATACAACTCATAGAACTGAACGCCATACTCATCACCACTCGCAGCCCAACGCTCAGGCGTAAGCGTAATGAACTCCAACGGAACCCATTGCGCCATGCCACTAGCACGACGAACCAACACCAACGTATCCATAGCCATTCACCACACCAACAGGTTGAGCCGTTCGCTCTGTTCTGCCCTGTTGCCTTTCATAATAGGTTTGGGTGTTTATCTGTTGTTGCGTATTTCGTCGTATTTCGTCGTATGAGTGTGCGCACACAGGCAGGACGGGGGGCATACGGGGGGGATACGCCGCCCAAAAACGATGGATGGCTCCTGTGCGTGGCGAGGGGGGTGTGTTAGATAGGCTTTGTGACGCTGGTCACAGCGTTTAGCAGTCCCATTTGCGTAGGGCGAGGGCTTTGCGGGTGGGGCGACCCTTCTTGTCTTTCATTGGTCCGGGCATTCCGCCCATACGGGCGCAGAAAGATTTGCGACGTGCAGCCTTCTTGGGTGATTTGGCTGCCGCTTTGGCGGACACTGGTGCTTTAAGGGTGCCGCCTGTTTGGGCTTTGTACGAGGCACGTCCTTTGGCGTTCAAACCACCCTTCGGGTTCTTTCCTTCTTTGCGTTGCCATGCTGCTGTTTTAGCCACGTCGCCTCCGTGATACTGCGGCGTTGTCCACAAGGTTAGGGTATGGACGTCCCGCTTTTTGTGCACGCCTCTTGGCTGCCTGTTTTTGGGCAGCCAAAAGTGGTGTGCTCTTTTTCTTTGGATTTGGCTTGTTCCAGAATGCTTTACTCACGGTATCCCTTTGCTCTGTGTACGCCTTAGCACCGCCAACCCTTACGGGTTGCGGTGCGTCTGGCTTTTTCGCTTCCCCCCCTATAGTCCCCCCCAAACACTACATGTGTGGTCAACCCGCCACCCAGAGTGACCAAAGGGATGCTAACGTAGCGTACGGTACATCAGGTAGATGGAACAAGTAACGCTTACTGCACCTCAGCAACGGTACGTTGATTGGCTGTGCACCGCTCCTCAGGAGCGTGTCCCTGCGACGAAGAAGGCGATGGCGGTGGAGTTGGGTGTGGACATTACCACTCTTCGTCGTTGGGAGAAGCGTCCTGCGTTTAAGGAAGTTTGGAAGGGGCAGGTTGATGAGGTTCAGGGTTCTCCTGAGCGTACACAGATGTTGTTGGATACTTTGTATGAGAAGGCGATTTCTGGGGATGTGAAGTCGGCTCAGTTGTATTTGCAGGCGACGAATCGTATGGCTCCGCCTACGGTTGAGGTGCGTTCTGAGAAGCGTGTGGCTGAGTTGTCTGATAGTGATTTGGATGATTTGATTGCGGCTATGGCAAGTCGTGAACGTGATGCTCGTGTGTTGAAGGTGGTGTGATGGCTTCTACGAATGATGCGATGTACACCGCCTTGATGGCGATGTACCCGGAGGCTGGGGATACGTTGGGTGATTTGCTGTATACGCATTGGGTGGCTACTGGGTTGCAGTATCGTGGTTCGTTACAATTTGATTACTATGTGTCTCAGGGTGCGACTGGTTCTACGTGGGGGGATGTGGCGAACACATTCTGGAATGACGGCGATTTCGTGGTTTCTAACTTGGAGTTGGAAACAGGTAGTGATTTGCTCCTAGAAGATGGAGGGTTCATTTTATTGGAGGCTGGCAATGGCTGACCTAAAGATTTCACAACTGACGGCTCTGACGAGCATTACGGCTGACGCTGCTGACGTGGTGCCGGTTGTTGATACGAGTGCGTCTACGACGAAGAAGATTTCGTTGTCTGATGTGGTTGAGTTTGTTTTGGCGAGCGGTAATTTTACTTCCGCTTTGGATGCGGCTGGAAGCCCCGTGGATTCTGAGGATGCTGTTGTTTCGGCAGCGGTGTTTTCGTAATAGGTAGCGTTAGGTACAAGGAGTAGATATGGCAACTTTTACAAAACTCGCCCTTCAGCCTGCTGGTACGACTGGTACTGGTTTGGCGATTAAGGTTGCGGCAACCGCAACCCCGGGCACAGCGATTCATACGGCTTCGTCTACTGCTACGACGATTGATGAGATTTGGTTGTATGCAGTCAACACGTCTGCGTCGGCTGTGAAGTTGACGTTGGAGTGGGGTGAGGCTACTGCACCGGATGGGAATATCGAGTTGACGGTTCAGCCTGAGGCTGGTCTTGTGACGTTGACTCCGGGTTTGTTGTTGCAGGGTCATGCAACTCCGAAAGTGGTTAAGGCGTTTGCTGCGACTGCTGATGTGATTACGATTCACGGATTCGTTAACAGAATTTCGGTGTAACCGATGGGTACGGCTCGTCGGCAACTTGGGTATGTGTCGTCACTAACGACGCAGACTTCGCCTGTTTCACCGCAGACGCTTAGCGTTGAGTATCTGCTTGTTGGTGGAGGCGGCGGTGGTGGTGGCACTGGTGGTGGCGGTGGTGGTGGAGGTTTTGTTACAGGCACGGGTTTGATTGGCAGAACCACTTACACGGTCAAGGTTGGTGCTGGTGGAGCCTATGTTGCTCACGCAGGAAAACAGAATGGTAGTGCTAGTTCGTTTATAAGTTCCGCTAACGGTGGTGGCGGTGGCGGTGGCAACGACGCTTTCAATGGTGCTAATGGTGCTTCGGGTGGAGGTGGTCGCAACGGCGGTGTAGGCGGTTCTGGCATTAGCGGAGAAGGAAACGCTGGCGGGTCAGGTGATGCTGGTTACAACGGTGGCGGTGGTGGTGGTGCCAGCGGTGCTGGTTACAACGGTGCTGGTGGTCAGAATCGTGGTGGTGCTGGAGGTCCAGGTTCATCAAATAACTACACGGGTTCAAGCATTGGGTATTCTGGCGGTGGCGGTGGATACGGTTCGTCCATCCAAGGCTCGGCTACTGACGGCGGTGGTGACGGTGGTGTGAGTGCAGTCGCTAATCGTGGCGGCGGCGGTGGTGGTGGTGCTGGTGCAGGTGGCTCTGGTCGTGTTGTCGTGCGTTGGCTTACCGCTAACGCAACAGGGTTCACCATCTCAACGACAGGCACAACGACGACTGGAACCGATGGTTCGTACACTTGGTATGCGTGGGATTCCACAGGAACATTGGTGGTTTCATAATGGCTCACTTTGCAAAGGTTGAGAACGGTATCGTGCGTGAAATCATCGTCATCGGGAACGATGATGCGCCTACGGAAGCCGCAGGCAAAGCGTTTATCGCCAACATCGGGCTGGCTGGTGAATGGGTGCAAACGTCGTACAACTCAAATCCGATTGAGGGGCAGGACCGTGGGAAGTATGCGGGTATTGGTGACATTTGGGATGGTTCGCAGTTTGTTTCGCCTGTTAGTGAGGTAGTGGAATGACCCGTTCGTATCTCGGCTATGTGTCGTCACAAACAACCG